TGTGGCCCTGCCGAGCGTTCACACAACGCTCTACCCCGTTGTCACGAAGGGAGCTACTCGTATGTCAGCCCCAAAGATTCGGTACGAACCTTCCCCCACGTTCGTAGGTGACACTGGTGACACCTGGCCGTGGGAGAAGCAAAGTACCATTTGGGACTGGAAGTACGAGGGACTGATCGTCTCTGAGAACCATAAGCGCACCGCCAATGGCGGTTGGGCTTCTGGTGGGCCGTTTTACTGTGTCAAGTCCTCATTGGACCATGGCACAGGGTTCAGCTTTCCGTTCCGCTACTTCGGAAACTATGTAGGCCACATGCGTGGCGCTGCTGGTCTCGGAGGAGCGGACCCTGTAATTCAGGGTACGGCGCTGGACTACACGCCCTCACCACCTCAGAACTCGGCCTTTACGTTTGCCAATGAGTCGGCAGGTCTTTCAGACCTGGCGTCCACTGGTTATCGTAAGACGAGACCTGACAAACCGTTGGCTTCGGTCGGGCAATTCATCATTGAATTGCGCGATTTGCCAACGCGACCGCTCAAGGGATTCTTTAAAGGGGACAAGAGCAGAGGGTTATCCTCTCTGTTTCAAGGACCCTTTAGTCAGATTCCCGTGAAGGCGATCGACAGGTTGTCGAACTTCCGCCGTTTAGGCGGTGAGTACCTCAACCTAGTGTTTGGGTGGAAGCCTTTTGTCAATGATCTCCGAAAGATGTATAATCTTTGGGCGACCATCGACAAGCAGATGGCCCAGATCATTAGAAATAATGGTCGGGGCATCCGCAGAGGCTGCGATCTCGGAGAAGACGAGACGACTACAGAGACGGTAAGCGTTGCAAACAACGCTTTCGCCTCCGTATGGGGAGCTCCAACGCACGTTTTCGTGCCTGGAACAACCCATACAGCCGTCGTGTCCACGACGAAGACTAAGCAGTGGTACAAAGCGAGATTTCGCTATTGGATCCCTGATGTGTCTTCGTCGGAGTGGGACAAGCGCGCGCGTTCCGCATTGTTTGGAGCGTCTCCGACGCCCGAACTTTTGTGGGAAGTGATGCCCTGGTCCTGGCTCGTCAATTGGTTCTCGAACGTGGGTGACGCTATTGCGAACACCTCGCCGGGAGCCGTTGACAATCTCACCCAGGATTATGCCTTCGTAATGAAGCGCATAACCCAGACGAACATTGCTCACTGCACATGTTCGTGGCCTGCTTGGTCTTCGGCTAACGGAAGTTATGCCGGAGGTGAGCATGTCTTTACCACGACGCTAAAGCGCGAGGTAAAGATTCGGGTCGGTGGGATGAATCCCTTCGGGTTCGGTGTCCAGTTGCCGAGCTTAAGCTCTGGCCAGCTGGGCATCCTCGCCGCTCTTGGAGCATCCAGGAGCCGAGTTCACTGATCCTTCGAGGACGTCCGACATGTTTGCCGATCCCCAAAGTATCACGTACGCTGCTGCCTCTAAGTCGCTTCCTGCCATTGGCAGGAACGGCGAGAGCTCCGAGTACAAACTGAACGACAATGGTGTGGTCTATGACCTCATCTTGGCGCATCAGTTCAAGGCTCGGAACAGGGTCGTCGCCCGACTCAGACGGGATGCCTATGCTGCGGATGTCCTCGTGCCTACCAGCAACAAGCTGGCAAGCATGACGGCCACCTTCACCATGGACTTCCCGACCACTGGGTTGACGGTCGTGGACGCGCAAAACCTGGGCAATGCCCTGGTCGCGTTCCTGACCTCGTCGACGATCCTCAAGTTGGCGAACGGCGAGACCTGAGTGGTCTGGCCGTTACTTGCGGGTGACTTTCGTCGCCCGCTCGTTACGTGGCTTTTCGGGGCTTGCCAAATCGGCAAACATCCTGGACGCTGTCCATCCGGAAAGGATGGCAACGTGAAAAGCCTTGTAGGCCTCCTCGAAGACCTCCTGCGTGACTGCGGGAGGAAGTGTGACGCCCCCGTGCAACGTGACGTTAAAACGTTACGCGCACGAGCCGAGCACGAGGGTGATAGTTTTATTACTATCGCTCTTCCGAGATTCTGTCAAGACTTCGAGAGATGTCTTGACGAAGGTCGGATTGGCCCTGGGCTCTTTCTTTCCTTTGGAAAGAAGAAGTCCGGAATTCCTGAATTTCTTCAGGGATTCCTGTCCAATGTGTTCGACTCAAATGGGAACGTTTCGCCTACAGCCTCAACGGATTGCATTCGATGCGTCAGGCAAATCTGCCTTTTCGCAAAGAAGATCCAGAGATCCTGTTCAGCTGAACGGGAACTGGACGCCGTTGAGAAGTATGCGAAATGCGATGACGATGTCGTCTTCCCTGTGTCCCAGCTTGAACGGTATGTCAGGCGAGTCGCCGAGATTATTCTCGGACCGATGGACCTGTCCGCAGACGCTTTGTCTGCGATCATGCCGAAGCATGGACCCGGGGCGACGGGTGAACACATTTCTGGAAATCAGAAATGGGTGTTCCGCCGTTGGCACAAGCGCCTTGAACAAGTTGGTTTTACCTTCTTGCTCTTCGGCCGTGGGACTCAACACCCCACGATCGAGGAAGGCGTTGTTTTGCCAACAGTCGTCGAGCCTGAGGACGAAGAACCCGTGAGGGTTGTACTCGTCCCTAAGACCCTCACCACTCCTCGCGTGATCGCTGTAGAACCTGTGTGCATGCAATTCGCACAGCAGGGTCTCAAAGATCTTCTTGTCCACGAGGTGAAGACCTCGAGGTACACGGCTGGCCACGTGAATTTCACTGACCAGACCGTGAATCAAGATTTGGCTCTGCATGGTTCCAAGTTTGGCAGTTTTGCCACTCTTGACATGGCAGAGGCAAGCGACCGAGTGGGAGTCGCTCACGTGCAGACAGTCTTTGCCTCTAAGCCAGAATTTCTGGCGTGGGCAATGGCGAGTCGTAGCACGAGAGCGCGTCTTCCGACCGGCGAGATACTCGCCCTAAGGAAGTTCGCGTCGATGGGCTCCGCTCTCTGCTTTCCGGTCGAGGCGCTGATGTTTTTCATTTCCATCATCGCGTCGAGACTAGTGATCGCAGGGCAGTTCCCGAATGCACAGAATGTCTATTCGTCTGGACGTTCTGTGTACGTCTACGGTGACGATTTGATCGTACCGTCGGACGAGGCGTCTGCGATTTGCGATCATCTTGAATCCCTAGGATTCAAGGTGAACCGGCGTAAGTCTTTCTGGACTGGCAAGTTCAGAGAGTCTTGCGGCTCGGATTGTTACGGCGGCGAGCAGGTGACTCCTGTCTACCTGCGCCGTGACCTTCCGACAAGTCGAAAGGATGCTTCAGGGATCCTGTCCGCTGTCGCAACTTATAACCAGCTTTCTTCAGCCGGTTATTGGAGTTGCGCTGCTGCCCTAAGGGAAGCAGTTGAGAAACTCATTGGGAAGCTCCCATTAGTTTCTCCGGACAGTCCAGCGATTGGTTGGCATGACCACAGCGAAGTCGTGCCACCCAGAAGATGGAACGTTCACCTTCAGAGATTTGAATATCTCTGTTGGACGGCGTCCCATTCTTGGGTAGACGATCCACTTGATGGAGAGTCGGCCCTCGCTAAGTGTTTTCGGACGATTAGGGGTACCACCTTTGATGGTGAGAACTCTGTCGACCCGGAGCACCTCGAAGTGTCTCCAAGGCCCTACAGCCTCACACTGAAACGTAGGTGGGTCCCGGGCCCCGCGTTAGCGGGCCCGGGGGTTTGAGACTACCAAGTCTCGGGTGGGATGC